GGGTCAAGCTGAAGGCGGGCTTCGTCGTTGAGGACGCCCTGTTGGTATTACATAATCTGATCCACAACATCTCCCAGCCGGCGACGGCACGGATCGAGGCGTTCAAACAAGCCGTGGCCGTGGCGCAGATGGGGCCGAAGAAGGACCAGGGCCCGACAGCAGCGAAAGTCGAGATCAACATCACGATCCCCGCGGGGGACGACAAACCCGAGGAGAAAATCGTGATCGAAGCTGAGCCGGTAGAGGAAGAGGCGTGAGGATTGACTACACCCCGCCGCCGACCCTGGCCCGGTTCATGCGCTCACCGAAGCGCGTGCGCGCGGTGCGGGGACCTGTGGGTAGCGGCAAGTCGACAGCGATGGTCATCGAGCTGTTCCGCCGTGGCATTGCGCAGGCGCCCAGCCGGGATGGCATACGTAGGACACGGAACGTCATCGTACGTAATACACTGCAGCAGCTGAAAACGACCGCACTGCCTACCATCGAGCAGACCTTACGGGGCCTTACACACTACAAAGTGTCTGACCAGAAGGTCATCATCGAGTTCGATGACGTCCACATGGAGTGGCTGTTCCTGCCGCTCGACACCCCCGAGAACATTCAGCGGTTGCTTTCGTTGGAGCTGACCTACGGATGGCTGTCGGAGTTCCGGGAGATCGATGCCGAGATAGCCATGAATGTGCTGTCGCGTTGCGGGCGGTTTCCGAGCAAGCTCGATGGCGGCCCGACCGACTACGGCCTGATCATGGAGAGCAACTCGTTCTCCGAGGACAGTGAGTGGTTCGACCACCTGGAGAAAGACCTCCCCGACAACTGGGGGTACTTCGTGCAGCCGCCCGGGCTGCCGGCGGGGGAGAACCTCGAGAACCTGCCGCCGATGTACTACGCAGACCTGATGGAGTCGAACACGGAGGACTGGGTTGACCAGTACGTCTACAACCAGATCGGCCCGAGTCTTTCCGGGCAGGCCGTGTTCCGGGCGACGTTTTCAAGCAAGGACCACCTCACTGAGCTCGGCGACACAGACGGGCTGGAGTACATCCCGAATCGGCCCATGGTGTGCGGCCTCGACGTCGGGCGTAACCCGGCGGCGCTGTTCGGCCAGATGGATCCGAAAGGGCGAGTGGCGGTGCTGCGCGAGTGCTTCGCCGAGAACAAGGGCATTGAGAAGTTCGTTATCGAGGACCTTCGGCCGCTCATGTTCGATCACTTCCCCGCGGCGCATGTGATATTTGTCATTGACCCGACGGCGCGGAACAAGAGCCAGATCGGCGAGGAGTCGGTGTTCACGACCCTGCGCCGGCTGGGGTTCTCAGTGGTATTGGCCAGCACGAACTTCATCGATCCGCGGCTCCGCGCTGTGGAGCAGCTGTTCAATCGCCGCGAGGGGATAATCATCGACCGCTATGCCTGCCCGTTCTTGGTCAGGGCGCTGCAGCACGAATACCGGTACAAGCGGAAGAAGTCCAAGCAGCTCGATGAGACGCCAGAGAAGCTCCACCCCTGGTCAGATTTGGCTGATGGGTTCCAGTACCTTTGCCTCGGTATCGATTCTCGAGCGATGGCTCAGCTGGTTCACCGCGTTGACCCAGCGAACAGCGCAGAAAAAATGCCAACGGGAGCATGGACTTGACACGACTCTGAGTTAAACCCACACTCACGAAAACCTACAGGGGGTACGTGAGTGTCCAGTGGAGCTCTACGTGTTGTTTCCGAAGGCGACTTGCAGACGCAGGAAGCGGTTGCTATTGAAGCCGATATTGCGGCGCAAGACGCCGTCGATATCGATGCTGTCGCCGAGTCATCGCTAGCGAATTTCATACGCAGGCGGTGGGACGAATTCAAGCGCCACCGCACCTCCGAGAACATCACCCAGGCCCACCTCGGCGCGCTCCGCGCCTACGATGGCAAGTACTCAGCAGACAAACTCAGGGACATCGAGAAGTTCGGTGGGTCTGACGTCTTCGCCCGCATCACCTCAGTAAAATGCCGCGGGGCTACCGCGCTTTTACGTGACATCTTTCTCGGCGGCCGGCGGCCCTGGTCTGTGGTCCCCACCCCCGTGCCGGAGCTGCCAGAGGAGCTTGCCAAGACACTCGACGAGGTACTGGAGCAGGAGAAGGCCACGCTGACATCGAGGGGCACGACGGTCGATCCGGCCATGGCCCAAGCGCGTCGGCAGCAGCTGTATGACGCGGCTTTCAAGGCGGCGCTCAAAACGGCGAAGGCCGAGGCCAAGAAGGCCGAGACGAAGCTCGACGACTACCTCATTGAAGGGGGCTTTTACGAGGCCCTCGTCGAGTTCCTGATTGATCTCCCCATATTCGACTACGCCGTCATCAAGGGCCCGGTGGTGCAGAATGTTGTCGACCTCAAGTGGGTCGACGGCAAGATGCAGTCCAAGACGTTCCCGCGCATGCACTGGTATCGGGTCAGCCCGTTCGATGCGTATTTCACGCCAGGGGCCGTTGACGCCGACGCGACTGAGGTCATCGAGCGTATCCGGTTCCGCCGGGCGGAGCTCAATGCGCTCATCGGCGTGCCAGGATATAACGACGACGCCATACGCGCGGTACTCGCTGAGCACCCGGGGGGGTGGTCCGAACAAGTCGAGGAAGGTGACGCCGAGCGCGCCGACCTCGAGGGCCGGGAAGACCCGGTCTACGATCACGGGTGGTTCGACTCGTTGGAGTTCCACGGGGCGGCGTTGGGGCGTGATTTGCTCGACTATGGTATGCCCGAGAAAAAGGTCCCTGACCCTATACTCGACTACTATGTGACGGCGTGGCTTGTTGGGCGCCACGTCATCAAAGCGCAGATCAACCCCAATCCGCGCAAGCGGCACCCTTATTACATCAGCAGCTACGAGAAGATCCCCGGCAGCCTCTACGGCAACGGGCTGCCGAAGATTATCGGCGATATCCAGGATGTGGCCAATGCTTCGTTCCGGTCGCTGGTCAATAACATGTCGATCGCCTCCGGCCCGCAGGTGGCCGTCAATGAGGATCGATTGTCCGCGTCGACTGACGGAGACTCACTCTACCCTTGGAAGCGCTGGCGGTTCCATACGGATCCAATGGCGAACGTGGCTGAGAAGCCGATCGACTTCTTCCAGCCGAAGTCCAATGCACAGGAGCTGCTGGGGGTCTACCGGCAGATGTCTGAGCTGGCCGACGAAGTCTCCGCTATCCCGAAGTACATGACCGGCAGCGAGAAGGTCGGCGGGGCCGCGCGCACGGCCAGCGGGCTGTCGATGCTGATGAACAACACGTCCAAAGTGCAGCAGATGGTAGCGGCCAACATCGACAACGATATTTTCAAGCCCATGCTGCACCAGATGTACGACATGATCATGCTTACCGACGCGCAGGGCACGTTCAGGGGGGATGAGAACATCCAGGTTCGCGGCGTCACCATGGCGGTCCAGAAAGACACTGACCGTATGCGCCGGCTCGAGTTCTTGCAGATCGTCGCCAACCCGGTCGACATGCAGATTCTCGGCCCGACCGGGCGCGCGAATATTCTGCGCCACCTCGCCGAAGACCTGGGGCTTCCGGAAGAAGATATCGTTCCGACGGCTGAAGAGCTAGAATTGCAGGTGAAGCAAGCTGGTGCCGCGGCTGCAGGACAGGCTCAAGGAGATCAGGCGCCGAAGCCGGGAAGCGCCCCGCAGCAGGGGCTCGGCCAGGAAACAGACAACCAGTTCAGGACCCAAACCGGGTAAGAGGAGAAGACCATGTTCGAAACGTATCCAGGTAAAAAGGGGCCGGTGAACCCGTCCGACCAGACCGGCCAGACTTCTCCGGGGCTCAAGACGAAGGCTACGGGGCTCGTGTCCAAAAGTTTTTCCGGTAAGAGTGGCAATGGCGGCTTCAACCGTCCGCAGACGGCCAGCTCGAAGCCGGGCACGACCACGTACCCGAAGTCTGGCGCGCGGCAGAAGAAGTCGGGTACCGACATCACCGATGGGTACACCGCCAAGGGCGCGTGCTGCAACCTGGGCAAAACCCCGAAGGCGATGTGATCATGCACAAGTCATACCCATCGAAGTCACAGCCGGTGAGTCCCCCGGATAAGTTCCCGGCGGGAGTCGCCCGAACCAGCAAGTCGCCCGGCGACCGGATCGAGGACGTACAGGATCCGTACCGCTATCGCGCCAAAGTAGGCCGCGATGAAGACGAGGCCATGCGCAGTCGCCCAGGGCGCAGCGACTACGGCAAGAAGGCCCAGGTGGAGGACTCGCAGCCAGAAGGCGCGATTCCGGTCATGCCGAGAACCATCGGCATCTGATGAAGTTCCTTCTGACAGAGGAACAGATGATCGCGGCCGCGACTTTGCGCGCGAGCCCTGATTTCAACAAGATCATGTCAGCGGTTGCTGACTACGGAGAGGGACTGGTGAAGCATCTGATCTTCATGCAGGGTGGCAACGTGGACACGGTCCGGGGGCAAGCCCAGGCCGTAACCACGATCCTGCAGCAGATCGCTGAAGCACCGGCGAACCTCGACAAGTTACAGAACACCCCCAAAACGTAGGTACCCAACATGCCCGCACCACAAGCCGTCAAAAGGGCCGCCAAGGCCGCCGAGAAACTCCACGGGAAGGTGTATACCGCCGAGCCTGTCGAGCCTGTCGAGCCTGTCGAGCCCGTGTTAATTACGCCAGCCGCAGCGGTCGATCCTGCTGCGCCGGTCGTTGACCCGGAAACTGGAGAACCGATCGTGGCCGCTGAGCCGGTAGAGCCCGTCGTGGCCGCTGAGCCGGTAGAGCCCGTCGTGGCCGCTGAGCCGGTAGAGCCTGTCGAGCCGGTCGAACCTGTCGTGGAAGAAGTTGTAGGCCCTACAACTTCTGAAAGTGATGCCGCGTGGGAACAGCGGTACAACTCATTACAGGGACGCAACGAATCCCTAACCCAAAAAGTCGCTGGGATGGAGTCGCTACTTGCGTCGCTCCGCCCGGCCGAAGCTCCAGCCACTCCCGCCGAGGCGGAGATACTGGAGAAACTAATCACCGACGGTGATGTCGAGGACTACGGTCCTGACATCATCGACCTGATGCGGCGAGCAGCCCGCGAAGAAGTCGCACCTCACTTGGCTACCATCGCCAAGTTGGAGGCCGAGAATCTACGGCTGCAAAACGCATTGGGCGGTGTGAGTGCGAGCATGACTCAGTCGGCACGAAAGAGCGTCTACACGACCCTCAAAGATCACGTGCCCAACTGGGAGGCCATCAACAAGGATCCGGCATTCATTAATTGGTTGTCGGAAGTTGACGCCTACGCTGGCAAGGAACGCGATGCCATGCTCAAGGAGGCCTTTGTTACTAACGACGCCGCCCGCGTCGTCAGGTTTTTCAAGGGGTTCCTGAAGGAGAATGAAACACTTAACCCGGAGCAGCCGAGTAACCCTGCACCGCGTACACCAACGGCCAACCTTGAAGAATTGGTTGCACCGGGGCGTCCGAGCGGAGGTGGGCCGACTGAAGTTGTTCAGGAAGGTAATCGAGTGTACTCCCGTAAAGAAGTCCAGCAGTTCTACCGTGATGTCACCGCAGGACGATTCCAGGGCCGCGAGAAATTGCGGAACCAGATCGAGCGGGACATCATCGCTGCTGGGAAAATTCCGGGCAGAATCACAGCATAAACCAACCTGAGAGGTAACCAGTCATGCCCTTTCCAGTAGACGCCACACCGTGGCCCGGCGGAGCCGGAACACCAGCGAGTCCGGCTTACGCCGGCGTATTCATCCCCGAGATTTGGTCGGGCAAGGTCATCGAGAAGTTCTACGATGCCACCGTGCTCGCGGCCATCTCGAACACCGACTACGAGGGTGAGATCCGTAATCAGGGCGACACCGTCAAGATCCGGACCAAGCCCACGATCACCATCAACACGTACACCGCTGACACTGACCTCACCTTCGAGCGTCCGTCCAGCAACATCGTGGAACTCGCCGTCGATCAGGGCCGCTACTTCGCGACCATCCTCGATGACGTGATGGAGGTCCAGTCGGACCTCGGGCAGCTTTCCATGTGGGCCGACGATTCATCCGAGCAGATGAAGATCAACGTCGACACCTTCGTCCTGGCCAACATCCTGGCCGACGTCCATGCGGACAACCAGGGGCTTACCTCCGGTCGTATCTCGGGCAACATCAACTTGGGAGTGGCCGCCACGCCGCTACTCGTAGTTGCGCGGAACCCGGGTGCCGGTGAGGTCGAGGTCATCGACGTGCTTACCCGACTGGGTCAGACGCTTGATGAGCAGAACATTCCGGAGTCCGGCCGATGGGTAATCCTCCCGTCGTGGTTCTGCGCGATGATCAAGCGTTCCGAGCTGCGGGACGCCTCTCTGACCGGTGACGGCCAGACGATGCTCCGCAACGGCCGCCTGGGCATGATCGACCGGTTCACGGTCTACATGTCCAATCTGCTGCCGTTGGCCACCGGTGAGTACACGATCTTCGCCGGCCACAGCCACGGTCTGACCTTCGCGTCTCAGTTGAGCCGCGTCGAGACGATCCGGGCCGAGAGCACCTTCGGTACGATCCTGCGCGGCCTGCAGGTGTTCGGCCACAAGGTGGTGGACGGTACGGCGCTCGCCGCCGTGGTCGCCAGCCCAGCCTAAGTAGGCTATCCGGGCGGGGACCCTTCGGGGTCCCCCCCTCTTAACTAGGAGGGTGCGACATGTTGATCGAGAAAGGTCAAGTCGTTCGGCTGATGCTTATCGGCGTCGGCACGCAGGTGAATCTCGACGTTGCTGGCGGGACGCCGACGTTGGTTTACACCACCACCGCGGCGATCGAGAACTACGACATCGTTGGACCGTGTGAGATGACCATCACAGGCACCAACACGTTCTGGACGTCTGCTGGAGTCAACTGATGCCCAGCGCTGAGCTAGTACCCTGGCTCCTATCCTTTATCGGGATGCTCATCATGGGCATCAGCGTTATGATTTACCGGCGTATGGGGGTCATGGAAAACACTATGCACCGGGCCATTGACGAGCAGCGGATAGAAACCCGGTCGCTCCATACCCGAATCACCGATGCAATAGGGCGGATAGTGCGCCTCGAGACTCGTTGCGATACCTACCATGGTAAGCGCGCAGGCGAGGTGGACGGATGAACTGGCGGCATTTTAGCTACGAGAACGATCCCAAGCTGATGTGTTCCTGCGGCTGCGGCCGGCAGGAAATGGACGACAGGTTCATGCAGATCATCGACCAGATTCGACACGTTGAGGGTCTGGCCTGGGTAGTGAGATCAGGATTCCGCTGCCCGGAGTACAACAATCGCGTCAGTTCGACAGGCTTTGATGGCCCTCACACCACGGGGCGAGCCATCGATGTTGCCATGTTCGGGGGCCGGGCGCGAGTGCTCTTGAGAAAGCTCCCGGACGAAATTACCGGGATTGGCGTCAGTCAGCGAGGGGACTACGGTAAACGGTTCCTCCACTTCGACAACCTCCCTACGGCTCCCGGCCGTCCTCGCCCGTGGTTATGGAGCTACGGATGAAACTGAAACAGATAGTCAAGAACGCGTGGAAGCAGGGAACCGCTGAGGAAAAGATCATCCTCGGGTTGTGCCTAGCGCTTGCGGCGTCGCTCGCGCGGATCATTTGGGGCACGTGATGCTACCCATACTGGCTATGCTGCCTACTCTAATCGGCCTTGCCGGGGCTGCTGCACCTATCGTTGCTCAGGCAATGGGGGCCAGCGAGAAGACGCAGAACATGATCGGCGGTATCGCTCGTGCGGTGACCGGCGAGTCAGATACTGAAACGGCTGTGGCAGCGCTCGCGGCTGATCCCAAACTCGCGCTTGAGTTCGAGCTGGCTGTGCTCAGAGATAAGACGCAGCTCCAAGAGGCGGTTTTCGCTGACATGAAGCATCGGCGAGAGACTGAGTTGCGGAACGTCGAGGGCGCGCGCACACGGGACGTCGAGGTGCGGAAGCTTACCGGCGGGACCAATAATCGCGCCAACTGGATGATCTTCTGCGCGGCGGCTGCTTTGATATTCATTATCTGGCAGATCAACATCGTGCCTGAGATGAACTCGGGCGTGCTGGCGATATACAACATGGCTGTGGGCGCGCTTCTGAAGATGCTGGGCGACGCTTTTCAGTTTGAATTCGGCTCCAGTCGTTCCTCACAGGAGAAGGGCACTCAGCTAGCTCAGTTGTTGGAGAAGGTGCGGGATCGATGAAAAACATCGCCACATGGATGAGCGGTCTGAGCTTGTCGTTGGTACTCGGCGTAGCTTTCGTTACCGGTGCCTATTCCAGTGATGTTGATTTACTCATGGCGGAGCGGGTGAAGCAGGAGGAAATCCGGCTGGAACAGCGTACTATCCTCAATGAGCAGAAGCACTTCCAGGAAGACCTGGAGGAAACCCAGGGAGAGCTTAAAACACTAACCCAGGAACTGAGAGAAGCCATACAGGAGCTCAAAGCCCAATGAAAGTAATCCGCAGAGATAGCGACGGCATCATCATGCCCTACAACCCCATCATGGCGGAGCGTAAGGACGTGACCGTCATCGAGAACTACGTCGCGGGTATGGTGATAGAACCGAAGGCGCCGGAAGCCGAACCGGAAGCTGCGGCCGAACCGCAACCGGACCCGGCTGTCGATCTTGCGCCGGAGACGTCCACCCCGGCTGACACGGACGATGCTCAGCCCCCACTCGATCTGGGTGTACTCGATGGCCTGGACAGTTGATCAAGTCGTAAACGAAGCCCGCCGCATCCTCCAAGATGAGAATGCCATTACGGGGTATCGTTACACCGACGACCATATCCTCACCGCGCTGAACGGCGGCTTGGGAGAGGTCCGGCGCATCCGGCCGGACCTCTTCATTTTGTCGCTCACGGACGATCTACCGGTGTACGTCGCAGCCGATATCACGGCACAGACACCACTGCCGATCCATGACATGTTCACGATGCCCTTGGTGTCCTATGTTGCCGGGTGGATAGAACTTGCCGATGATGAATTCACCGTAGACAACCGCGCTGTATCGCTGCTCACGCGGTTTACACAACAGCTGGTAATGGGTGGGTGATATGGTTACAGCTCTGGCCGAAGACAGTGCATTCAAGTACTGGCGCGACGACCTCCTTATCCGGATACCTGGATGCGATCCAACGGTCATAGAAAGCGAGTTCGTTGGTTGCTTACGTGAGTTCTACAAGAAGTCCGGCGCGTGGATCGAGGAACTCGAGCTGACCCTCCGTAACGGAAAGCAGACGTACACTGTCAGCCCCAACGGGAATAACCGCAAGTTTCTGAACGTGCTGCACGTGAAGTTTGGTACGACACGGCCCATACGACCTACATCATCTAAGCCCTCGCTCATTCCTACACTATCTGGTACCAGCCGGTTCGTGCCGTGGATGGAGCGGCCGGACCGTATGTGGGTTTTCCCCAAACCTGCGGATACGCTCACCATGTCTGTCGTGGTTACCGGCACGTGCACGTTCGTCGACGGGAAGTGCCACGTGCCCGAAGCGCGGGTTATCGACAACTTCTACGAACCTATCCTTGACGGCACTCTTGGGCGACTGATGATGCACGTAAAGAAGCCGTGGAGCAGCCCAAAGAATGCGACGTATCACCTGCGCCGGTTCCGCGCCGGTATCGCTGATGCGCGCGATGAAGCGCGGCGCTCTTGGGGCATGTCTGAGTCGCAGTTCGCATTCCCGCAGGACTGGGCCGGCAGCGGATCCGGACGGGTAAGCGGCCGTCGTGGCTACTGAACTTTACAATGAGTCCCGAGTAGCTTTCGCAAAGGCGCTACTGGACTGGGAAGTCAACGACTTCAGCATGTACCTCGTCGGGGATAATTACGTATTTAACCCTGGCCACAATCTCGCTAGCATCCCGCCCGGTGACCGCATGGCAGGCCCCCTGCCAATCACTACGCGTAGCGTCGACATCGAGGGGTGGTGCGTGGGCGATGACGTCATATTCGAAGGCGTGCCGGATACTGGTGTACCCATTACAGGGGTTGTTATTTACAGCCCTACGAATCCGTACTTAGTCTGGTACAGCGACATACTGACCGGGCTACCGTTCACCAGCATTGGGGGCACGTACGTAGTACGGCTGACCAATGCTGAGCAAGCGTATTTCCGGCTGTGAATACTCACGCCATTAACAGCACGGTGCCGATTAACGGGGCCCCCTTATCGATTGTCCGCACCTACTACTTCGATATTTGGGAGCGGTTCACAGCGACTGAGTACGGCACAGCGTGGGCCAGTCTTCTTGGCGGGATCCCGACACCTGTACACCTACCGCATTTACCTCACCGCGTACTGAAGGTCCACGCCGCCGAGGCGATGAAAATATCCTGTGAAGGGCGAGCCATGCGCGCGCCGGGGTGCGACCGTGTAATGTACGTCGAACAGGAGGAGCACTGATGTCGATCCTTGGCCGCTTCACACAAACTACTGGCGCGAACGAGTTGTACTCGATCGACTATTCAGACTGGCTCGACACCGCGGCTTCTGAGGTGCTGAGCAACCTCTCGGCCGTGTGGACTCCGCTGTATGCGGGGCCACCTGAGTTCCAGGTAACACCAGTGTATTTGTCAGTAGATAACCTGACTGGGCTGTTCAACGTCCATGGGGGCGAGGACGGGGGCGAGTACACCGTAACAATCACCGCCACGTCGAACAGCGGACGTATTCGAGAAGACTGCGTCACCATCATCGTCGAGGACCCATGCAATGACTAGATTATATACCGACGGGGCTTCCGGAACGCTGTTGGCGCAGGTCCTCCCTGCGGACTTAGTTATCACGCTGAATGCCGGCCAGGGGGCGACCTTCCCTTCACCGACAGGTGGCGACCACGCCATCCTCACGCTCGAGGATAACGCGGGCAATAAAGAACGTGTACGGCTCACTCAGCGCGTAGCAGACACGCTGACTATTGTCCGGGCGCAAGAAGGTACGATTGCCCTGACGTTTCCCGCTACCACGAGTCGCTGCGAGCTGCGCGTCACAGCGAGCGCCATGAGTGAGTTCGTGCAGCGTACCGGCGATGACATCGATACCGAGCTGTTCTTCAGCGTCGCTCCAGTCCTGGATAACGACGTTTCCCTACTCGGGGAACAGGTCGACGATACCCGCCGGAGTCTCGTCAAGGTAAATACCAGCGACGAGATCGAATTAGGCGATGCTAACAACGCTACCAAGGTCAAGGGGACGTCAACTGAGATTGACAACCCCACCACGATATCGGCGAAGCTCACTCAGAGTGCCGGCGGCGCTAATCCGGTTAATGCTTTCTCTGCTGCATACGGCGTTGAGATCGAAGCCAATGCGCTGGCCGGCGCATGGCAGCTCGGGGTGCATTACTTCGACAACGGGGTGATTACCGGGGGTATGGGGGCTGTTGGTATCGCCGGCGGCGGATTGACCCGAATGGTTCTGGGTGTTGGTGCCACGTGGTGGGATGGAGCTACAGCCCTCACCCTTGAGAGCGTGTTCGACCTCGTTGACGGCCTGCAGTATGCCGGAAATACAATCTGGCATGATGGCAACTTTGATCGTCAGCAGACCATTGCCACCAACTGGGTCATTGATGGGGTATGGACCTTCAATGCAGCCCCCCTGATAGGTACCGGGAGTATTACTTCTTCTCCGGATAATTCAGTCCTCTACCACATCGCGCTCACCCAGGCGGCGTACGATGCGCTCACGCCTGATGGCAGCACGCTCTACTACATCACAGACTAATGGGCATCATCCACGGCACCAATGAGATTTACGGCGGCAAGCTGAAGCTTGGGGCCGGAGATATCTCAAAAGTCTATCTTGGTAATAACAAGATATGGCCTGCCGTCCCTACTTTCTACGAGCCAACTGGTACCAAGTACACCATTAACTTGGCCGGTGGGTATGGTGGAGCTAATGATGACGCCGGGGGTGTTAGATCCTTTGTAGCCGATATCGGTCCGGCGGGACCGAACCGGCTTGTTGTGGCAATGATCAGCCTTCATGACGGAGACACTACAACTTTAAGCAACGTAAAGATTGGCGGCGTTGCAGCAACCTTTATTGCGGGGTACCTGAGTAGATACACAAGCACAGGCGGCATGTGGGTACGGCTCGTACCGACTGGCACCACCTGCGCGATTCAATGGACTGGCGGGTCTTCTGGTCCCGGTGTCGACGGGTATGCAGCCGAAATTGTCGTATTGAATGATGCGGCCATTGCGGGCCATAACGTAACAGCTAACGCCGCTTCATTTATCTCTCACAACTCGCTTTCAAATTCGGGCACTGTGATGATGGCGGCTGCATGGGAGGGCGGCGGGTTGTCTGTGCCATGGAATGATACCGACGTGCTACGGCCTAACAGGTCTGGTCTACAAGGGTTCCAGAGAGTCGCTTACGCAACTTCCCCAGGCGTCGTTAACTACACGGCGACGATTGTTCCCGGCACCTGGGCCGCCGTCACAAGTATCATCTGTTCGTTCCCAAGGGCATAGCCCTGCAATCAAGGAGTGCCTCAAATGGCCACTTACAACAAGTTCCAAGACTACGTCGAGCAGAAGGACAAGGGTGTCCACAACATCGGCACCGACGTCTACAAGCTCGCCCTGACCAACGTGTTGCCGGTCAATACGCAGGTGTCGTTTGACCCGGTTACGGATCACGACGAGCCTGCCAATGTCGCCGGGTACACGGCGAACGGCGAGATCGTCACGCTCTCAGTGGCTGAGGCGGCTGGCATCTCTACGGTGCAGGGTACCCAGGCCGTCTACACGGCTTCTGGTGGGCAGATCGGACCGTTCCAGTACGCTGTGCTCTACAACGATTCAGCAACGTCCCCGGCAGATGCTCTTGTGGCGTGGTGGGACTACGGCTCGAGCATCACGTTGAACGACGGTGAGAGCTTCACCGCCAAGTTCAACAACGCTTCGCCGGGTGACATCCACACGCTGACGTAATCGTGGACTGGCGCATCTACTACGGGGATGGGTCGACCTACAGCGACGATGACGGCCCACCTGAACTCGCGCCGAAGCGGGACGTGCAGACTATCGCTCAACGGAACGAGCTGGTGGGGCGCCGGATTGAACGCGGGGACAACTTCTACGTCTGGACTGATCACGGGTGGCGTGGGTGTGACCAGTTCGGAATGTTCGACTACCTGATCCAGCCCGGCACCAAGGTCGTGCTGTTCGGTCGATCGCTATCAGATAACGAGTACCGCAATGTGCTTGGTCGGGCTTGCAAAGACCCTGACCTGCCAGCAAAGTCGGCGGTACTCGAGGACGAGAAGAGGTAACCCCCGATGGGCATGCCCGTCCCCCCGATTTGGACGCAAGAAGACTATGCGTTCTACGCTGATGGAACTGAGAGCGGCTCAGTCATCGTCGGGTCTGCTGGTGCGCAGCAGAGCCTTGACGTCGACACGATTTATTTTTGCCGGCTGGCAGTTTCAGATACAGCCGGGGCAGAAAACTCCGGCCCAGCAACGCTCACTTGCCGATGGCAGTTCAACCTAGCAGGCGGGGGCTGGACAGACGTAGGTGCGGCAACGGCGCTGCAGTTTGCTAACAGCAGCAACGTAGCGCACGACGATACTACCTCTAACCGGCAGCCTACGGGCACAGGCACGTTCAACGCAGGTCGCGTGTACGAGCAGCTTGACGATGCTCAGGTTGTTTACACCGTTCCTGACGATGCCTCCACTACCCATACCGAAGTTTTGTTGGTCTTCCAGATTGACAGCGCCCAGGTTACCGACGGGCAGGAAATCCTTGTCCGCTGCGTCGAAGGTGATGGAACAGTCTTTGGTGGGACGTACGTCGACGCTGATATCGACGTCTCCGAAGCTGTCAGCTACGAGTTAAATTTAGAGCCCGACAGCTACGCTCTGACCGGTGTCGCGGTGACCTTCACGCGGCAGCTGGCTCTGAATGTAGAGCCCGACAGCTACGCCCTGACCGGTGTCGCGGCTACCCTAATCGCCACCTTTGCCATGAACGCCGCGGCGGGCAGCTTGGCTCTGACCGGGGCCCCGGTGACCTTCGAGGTCGCCAGGGGAGTCAACCTGGAGCCTGACAGTTACGCCCTGAGTGGCGTAGACGCCGAGTTCACGGCCACCCGGCAGATGGACGCCGAGCCGGGCAGTTACGCGCTCACAGGCGATCCTGTGACGTTCCTGAAAGGGTTTGACTTCAACGCTGAGGCCGGCAGTTACGTCCTGACGGGGGCCCCGGCTACGGTTACGGTCAGCCGTGCGATAAATGCTGAGCCGGGCAGCTATGCGCTTGCAGGAGTTTCCGCAGAGCTTACGAGGGCACTTCAGACTGACCTCAACTCGGGTAGCTACGCGCTGACCGGTGTAGCCGCTGAGTTTCAGGTCGATCTCGCGCTGGTGGCCGAGCCGGGCAGCTACGCGCTGGCTGGAGTAGACACGGAGTTTTTGCGTACCCGCATATTCAACGCGGAGCCAGACAGTTACGCGTTGACTGGAGTGGATGCGGACTTATCCAAGTCCATCCTGGCTGACCTGGGCCCCGGCAGCTACGCCCTCACAGGGGCTCCCGCGACGTTCGAGGCAGCCCGCACCGTTGACCTCGCCCCCGATAGTTACGCCCTGACCGGTGCCCCGGTAACTTTCGAGGCAGACACCGGGGTCATGAATGCGGAGCCGGGTAGCTATGCGCTAACCGGCCTCCCAGTAACATTCGAACTGGCAGGCCTCGTCCTCGACGCTGAGCCGGGCGCCTACGTTTTAGCCGGGGCTCCCGCGACGCTCCTACGCACGCGGATTGTGACTCTGGATCCTGGCGCCTATGCGCTTACCGGTGCGTCGCTCGATACTGACCGAGGGCTCATTGCCAGCTTTGATCCGGATAACTACGTACTGTTCGGCGTGCCGGCGCTTGGTTTCGTGGGTCACCCGGTACCGCGGTTGCGGTACTTCAACAACTACGCCACGACGTTGGTAGTCGCGCCCACAGACAGTGACACCACGCTGTTCCTGGCCAGTACGGTCGGGCTCGTTGACCCATCAGGGTCTGATTCGTTCCGGCTTACATTGCAGCGGCTTTCAGACGGCGCCATCGAGATTGTTGACGTCACCTCTGTAGATCACGTAGCGCGCACAGTGGCGTGCACGCGCGGGGAAGAGGGCTTGCTTGCCATACCCTTTGCTCTGGGTGACATCGTTGAGTGCAGGCTCACCAAGGAGACGCTGGAGGGACTGGCGCTCCTTGGGCACGACCACGACCTGTCCTACTCACAACTTGTGCACGATCACGATGCGGCGTATGACCCCGCAGCGCACAACCACACCGGAGACTACGAGCCGCTGGACGCGGAGACGGTTCGGCGCAACGTCGCCGGGGTATTCACGGCGCAGCAGAACGTCGCCCTGATGGCGCTTAACTTCGGGGCAAACATCGCGTGGGATCTCGGTGTAGCGCAGGCAGCTTATGCCAGTTTCACTGGGGCTGGAGAGATCGACAACCCGACCAACATGAGAGCTGGGGGGAAGTATGTGCTGCTTGCCCGGCAGATTAGCGGTGGGGCCATTACTTTTGGGTCGGCTTATGATTGGGGCGATTCAGCTCCGCCCGTAATGCCCGCGGCGGTTGGGACGGTAATGGTGTTCGTGTTTACCTGCGATGGGGCCAGGATGCACGGGTCATTTAGCCTCGGGCATACGTGGGCCGGGACGTTGTCAATCGCCGAGTTTATTGCCGGCATAGATACCGGGTCGAATTACTATTACTGGCCAGCTCAGGAAACAAGCGGCTCGATCGCAGAAGTTCTACAAGGATACAACGCCAGCCTCGGCTCTGCCGTTGATCATGCGGGGCCAGGAGTCTTCGGGAACGGGAACGCGCTGTACAACAACAACACGTTCAACGCGGGGATAATTTCGGCGGGTAGCCCTAAAATAATTGATGCCAACGGTACGGGATTTACTATATCGCTGGTGTTTAAGCCGGTTGTTGGGCAGCCTAGCTGGCAGGAAGGAATTTTCGGTACGCACCGCGCCAGCGGCACAGAATACGGGCCGTGGATCGAGTCCAACGGCATGAACTTTCATACCCAAGGACCGAATACGTATTACCAAGGGCTTAGCGGAGGCCCCGATTCGTCTAACTGGTTCCGTGATCCTCAGCCTCCTGCAGTGGGCGCGTACCCGCTTAACACCGCCTACCACATGGTGTGGACAGTAGAGTGGAACAATACATTTAGCTCTGCCAACCTCGTTATTAAGAACTTATACATGAACGGGGTACCAGCCGAAAACTACAACGGCACGATGAAAAACTACAATGGGTACACTTTAGGTAACCACTACCAGAGGGCGCGGTGGATGGGGTTCTCGGGGTATAACTACATTGGGTGGTTTGCCCACTGCATGATTATCAATGACCGGGCGCTGACTCCGTCCCAAGTTCTTGACTTGTACGGCACTATGCAGCGAGAGGCGTGATGGGGCCACCTAGGAATACATGATGCTTTTATTCTTCAACAACTTCGCTACTACATTGGCCCTCCCCTGTTCGGACACGGACACTACGCTGTACCTGCAGGATATGACGGGGCTGCCGGTCCCCGGGGCGGACACCTTCAAGATCACCCTGCAGACCCCCCAGACAAACGACATCGAGATCGTGGACGTCACAGCGATTGACGTGCCCTCCAAGACAATCACCGTGGTACGGGGGCGGGAGTTCACCATCGCTAAGCCCTTCCTGATTGGGGCCTGGGTAGAGGGGCGGTTGACTCGGGGGATCCTAGAGAGTTTCGAGCCTGCACCGCACAACCACGACGGCGTGTATTCTCCTCTTGGCCACGACCATTTCGGAGTGTACGCAGAGTTTGGGCATGATCATGCGGGGGTCTATGAGCCACTTGATGCCGAGACGGTTCGGCGCAACATCGCTACGGAATTCACAGCCCAGCAGAACTTTGCAGCGGTAGCCCTGGCAGACGGGGCCAACATCAGCTGGGATCTCGAAACACAGCAGGCAGCTATCGTCACAATCAACGGGGCCCGTACGCTCGATAACCCCACCAACATGGTTGCTGGTGGGACGTACGAGTTGGGGGTAGTTCAGGGTATCGGCGGAGATACGCTGGCCTTCGGTTCGCTGTACGATTTTGGGGACGCCGGTACCCCTGCGCTCTCTACGATAGTAGGGAAGCTGGACATCCTCACGTTTGTTTGTGATGGGGGCCGGTTGCACGGAGTGGCCAGCGCGGGACATACCTACGCGGGGGCTCTATGATCGTTCGCCCCTTCCCACCGTTGGATGTCATTGCGTTTCCGTCAGAGGGCAGCCTGTCGGACTGGATTCATCTATCGAAGCACGACGTAGCTGACTGGAGCCCCACCAACGGGGCTTGGTATTCGGGGGCAGGCAACGGGATAGAAGTCGGGGCCATGTATTTCTACTTGAGGGATGGCTCTATTGTCGGGGGGAAGGCACTGCACCCGGCCACGGGAAGTGAGAACCGCACTGTGTTTACCCATGCCGGCCAGACCCAATTAGGTCGCGCTTTCGGGAGGGTTATAAAAGCTGACGTAACACTTGCCGGAACACAAACAGTTTCGGGGAAATA